AATTTAAATATTCCATAATTATTTCTATACCAACTTGTATCATTACTTTGACTTACTTGTATGTGGCAATGTACACCTGTCGCATTTCCTTTATTGCCCATGTTTCCTAATTGTTCTCCTTGTCTTACTACTTGTCCTACATGAGCATTAAAACTATTATCATGAACTGTCATAAATGTTGCATAATCTATTCTACCGTTTGCAAATCTTACTCTATTTAATGATTGCCACATAGCCTGTCCACTTTCAGGATATACTCTAACACATTTAACATCACACGGAGCATAATATGGATATCTTACCCCTGCATTTGCACCTCTAACATCATTTGCCATTATTCCTCTATGTGAATAAGCCCCATTACTACCCTGTGTTATATACATGTCTGTAAATGGGCAAAGAAAATCTTCTATATTTGCTCTAATACTTTTCTGTCCTTTTAACATATTATTTATCTCCTTTTTTATAATTATAATTTGATATTCCTGTTATCGCACCTAAAAATGTTGAAATTTCTGCTATTGTTAATATGATTTTTTCTGTATCAAAACCATATATCTTACCTAAATTTCCTATTAATGTTATTAAGGCAGGTACAAATAATATTAACCCCCACTTTAATAATTTATATAATTCATCTTTTAATACAAATTTTTTCATATTTTACCTCCTTTTTAATCAGTTGTTTTTGTGTACTCTAACACAAAATATATTTCACTTGCGTTCCAATGATATTTATACCAAATTCTATTGTTTCCTTCTAAATGTACATAATTTACACCATCATTTACAAATATTAAATCAATATATCCAAATTCATAAGAATAAGTCCATCCTCTTAACGATACACACCTATCAATATTTAGTTCACTTATATTGTAAGCAGTAGAAACATCAACTCCAGGTAAAGATGTTAATTTATATACTTTTCTATATATTGGCTTATTGTCTATCCATTTTCCAACAACTTTTTCTGTTGTCGAATAATTAAATCTATCATAAACTTTATAAGCATTTGCTCTATTAATATCTGCTACATACAATTCACCATTTACTTGTAAATCATGTTCTCCATAATCAAATGTTGGTATTCCTTTTAATACTTCTTGTTTATCTGTTGCACTTGTTAATAAATCTTGAACAACTATTGTAAATGTACCTTTGTTTCTATAATCTAAAACATTTGTTATTTCATAATTTGTGATTTTCAATTTATTATTAGTTGTATCTATCGAATAATTAGAACTTGGTATCGTTGTTAGTGTTCCATCATCTAATTTCCATTTTACTGTTGGTACATTTGCAGTATTATTAAATGTCTTTTGATAATAATTTGCCTCTAAATTTAAAATAACATTTGAACTCGTTGGGTTCTCTCTTTTAAATTCAAAAGTTATTAAACTTACAGGATTGTATTCAATTAATGTTTTTGCTACTGCCGTTGATTTCGTGTTTCCTCTGCTATCTGTTACAAACGCAGTAAATGACCTTACTGTTACAGGTATTATAAACTCATAAGGACTTGTTGTTTTTGTTTGTGCATAATTAACACCACTTGCTACTCTAACACTTGCTATTGTAGAACCTTTTAACGCCGTTGGAACTATTGTAACTTTCATCTTAGAAGCATTTTGTATTATTGTATCTGCACTGCTTGTTCCTAATACACTTATTACATTGCTATCTGTTTCTAATTCACTATGTGTAAATGTTGGGTTGCCATTTACTATTGTCATTGTTCTTGTAACTGTGGAAAAATATTTTATTCCATTTACCATTGTTCTTAATAAAATATAAATTGTTACTGTATTGCTATTAGGTGTTGAATTTCTTAAAACATTTCTTTCTTCATTTGTAAATTCAAAAGTATAACTACCATTTGAAACATTTACCTCTCTATAATCTATTATTGGGTCACCTGTTTCTACTAATTTCATACAAATTTCTGTTATGGAGTCTGTAAAACCTACATTTGTTGTATATGTTATCGTTGGGTTATCTTCATCACTAAAATTAGGAGCAGATGTTATCATTGGATATCTGTCTATTTTAGGGAAAACCACATCTACATAAGTTTCTCCACTACCACCAAAAGAACCATACCATGAAGCACCTACGTTTCGTGTAGGGCTACTTCCATCATCATTATGGTATTGCGTTCTATTTTCTTCCATAATGGTTGTTTCACCTTTATAAAAAGTTGTATATCCATAATCTTTTCTGGTTCCATCTAACCAACTTGTCGCACTACTAACAGAAACATAATTTTGATATGTATAATAAGTAGTTTTTAACTGAAATTTAGTGTAATTATTAGCTTGACTTTGTTCATAATATCTAGCATAAAATCTTATTTCTCCATAATCTAAAGATATTGTACCTATTTGTTGATAAGTTGTAGTTAATAATATTGCCATTTTAACCTCCTATATAGAAAACACCTGTTCTGTTTTCTCCATCTATATCAAATTTTTCTGTTCTATGATATCCTGCAACAAAATAATTTGTAACTGTTAAATTATCCATTTCTGCTTTTGTAGAATTACTTTCATTATCATATCCAAAAAATGCTAGTGTTTTATCACTTGAATTAATTGTAAAGGCGTCATTTGTCATTGTAGTTGTTATTTTAGAACTATCAGTAGATACATTTAAACCATTATCATCTATTGTTACTGTCGTTGTCTTTACTAAACTAACACCATTTTCTAATTCTTCTTGAACACTTGTTACTGTTGCAGTTAAACTTTCTGTTGTCTGTGTTAATCTTGTTCCTAATGCTTCTACTTGGTCGCCCTGTTCATTTACTGCATTTTGTAATGTATTTATACTTTGTACCACCGAATTAATTTGTTGATTTTGCTTATCTACTATTATATATGCTTGATTTATTCTTCTATCTGTTTTATCCGACTTTGTATAATCTGTTTCTGCTTCTTCTATTCCTTCTGCATATACTTGTTCTTCTAAACCCTGTGTAACATCAACCTCATCATTAAACATAATGCAAGAATAAGTATTTTCTCCTATTTGTACATTATATTTATCAAAAACATCATAATAAGTTATCCCTGTACTTGAATAATCATTTATATAATATTCAAATCCATTTAATTCTGTAAATATATCTTGTAAAAATACATCTCTGTTATTTCCATTTAAAATTTGATTATCTACTATTTTAATTTCACATAAGCCATTATTTGTTATGCTCTGTTCATCTTTTTGATAAATATTATCACTTTCTCCTGCTCTACTTAAAACAACAGAATTAATTGGTCCAAACTTTTTACCAAATTTAACATTTACATCTTTTAAATATTCTTCATTAATGGTATCTTCTGTATCATTCATGTATCTTATTTCTAATTCATCATCACTATTGATACATATAATACTTGCCGTTACTGCCGATAATTCATCTAATACATCTCTAAATGTATAATCTAAACTATTTCCATTTGTATCTAAATATAATTCACTTGTTATTTCTTTATCACTATTTACAAAAGTGTCATTCTTATTTGCAAACTCAATTCCCATATAATCACAAATAGCAACTATAAAGTTCTTGACAGTTATTGGATATGTTACATTTAAACTTACATAAGGCACCATTGAATATAACATTTTATCATAACAAGTTAATTTCCAACTTTTTGTATCTTCTTGCTTTTCTGCCTTATAAACAACATAATTACCATAACTAATATATTCATATTCACTACCTGTATATACGCCAAATTTGTACTCTAAAACAGTTCCTATTGGTATCTCTACATTACTGTCTATGTCTAGTTGTTTCATTACTGATTTTAATATAGTGCTTTCATAATGAGGTGTTACAGAGTTAAGTTCTTCTGCACCTAACTCTATTTCCTCACCATTTAATTCATATATTATTTTACTATCTATTTGCCTACCAAATAATTTTACATTCTCTTTATATTCACTTGTTATTGCTTTCATTAAACTCTCCTACTTACGGCAATAAATGAACAACTAAATCCTTCATTTTTTCTACCATAATTTAATCTACCTTTATTAACTACCTCATAATCACCTGTATAAGTTGTCATTGTTACATTTGTTTTTTTGTTAGGGTCATAATATGTTACTGTTTGTCTTGTACTATCTAATATAGGAGCTATTATTTCCATTTCTGCTTTTGTTAATTTTCTAAACTGTAAAATTATTTTAGGGAATATTCCAACCAATGTGCCACTTTGGGTCCCTGCCAAATTCCTGCCAGAGTCACTGCTCCAAAGTTTATTAAATTGATATTTTGCCTCTAAAATATATTGCCCCATATTTACTCCATTTATTACTATTGAATTATTATCTAAAAACACACTATCACCACCTAATTATTAAAAGCAAAATTATCTTCTGCATTTATCTTTCTTAATTCTCTTGCTATTTGTCTATTACCTACATATACAGGTATTGTTGCATTTATATTTTGATGTCTTGCAATTGCTTCACCTAATCTATCAAAAACTTCCTCTGTCAATGGTAAAACTGCTTCAGGTCCTTGTTCTCCTGCTACATAATTTCCCATCATTACTCCAGGTCCTGGATTATTTACAATTCCACCTCTAGCAAGTCTTGGCAATTTAAATGTTGATAATTTATTTAAATTAATTCCAGGTATATCATTTATTGTATTTATTAACTTATTTACTGCTTTTATTGGAGAATTTAATATATTTTCAATAGCATTTAAAACACCATTAATTACACCTTTAAATGCACCACCTACAACATTTCCAACTGTTGTTCCTATTGTTCTAAATTTTTCATATATAACATTTACTATGTTTCCAAAAAAAGAACCAACTGTCGAAAATACTCTTTTTATTCCTTCCCATGCACTTATAAATATATTTATCATATTTGTTTTTAAATTCTCAAATATAGATTTTACACTGTTCCAAATACCTATTAAACCATTTTTTAATCCATCTATTATATAGCCACCCATTTCTGCCATCACTTTACTTGGACTCGCTATACCAAAAGCCTTTTTAAATCCATCTATAAACGGTATAAATATATGGTCATATATCCATTTTCCAATTTGATATATAGCATTAAGTATTCCCATTAATATTCCTTCAACTACACTTCCACCCATTTCATGTGATTTTTCTATCCATTCTCCAAAATAATCTGAAATGTCTTTCCATGCGTCCCTTAAAAATCCAACTATAAATCCACCTATTCCACCAAAAACTGCACCTATTGTTTCAAATATACTTTCAAATATACCTGCCCAATCAGTTTCTGTAAAAAAAGCCTTTATGGATTGATAAACATTTGAACCTAACTCTTGCCAATCAATACTATATATCCATTCTCTTATTTCTGCTAATTTTTCTTTTAACCATTCTAATGGCTTAAAATTACTAAAATCTACTATCTTACTTAAATCCATACTTGGTAAAGATGTATCTCCACCACCTCCACCACCACCAGAAGATGTGTCATTTACTATATTCATTTCATCAAAACTTGCTGTTGTTTTACTTAATTCTTTATTTAATGCTTTTGCACTTCCTGTCGCACCTTTTAAACTTTTATTAGCATTTGCAAAAATATTTTTTCCTGTAAATTTATTAATTATAAATGCAACATACGACATTAATTGTCCCATTAATCCTACTATACTCCTAATAACAGGCTCTAATGTATATGCTATCGCATTTTTCATATATGTTACATCTGCCGATAATTGTTCATCTTGTGATGTTATTGTACTCATGGCTTGTCTTATTGCCATATATGCACTTCTTACACCAAAAATCGCTAATACCCAACGACCTATTTTCTTTATGTTTTTTTCTGTTTCTTTACCTGCATCTTTTAACCATTTTAAAACCCCACTACTACTACCACCAGGCAACTCATTTAATTTTGCTTGTTTTGCTTGTAATTCAATTAATTTATTAGAAGTTCTTTCTATTTCTTCTCTCATTCTTGCCATTGCTTCATTATTAGGCTTAAATTTTCCTGTCTTTTTAGACGCTTTTTCATACGCTTTTTCTAATCTTCTTAATTTTGCTTCTGTCTGTTTTATTTGTTCCTCAAAACTTTTTGTATCTAATTCTGTTCCTATAATAACTTTACCATCTTCTGCAAACATTTGTATATCTAATTTCAACATAAAACCATCTCCTTTCTAAAAACCGAGTGCTTTATAAAAATTATCTACACTATTTTTTTGCTCTTCTGTTAATTCAACTTCTTTTTCTTCTTCCTTTTTTAATGCTACTCGTTCTTTTGCTTTTATTATTTTGTTTCTTTCTTTTAAATCTTTTATTTGTGACACATCATAATTTCTTAAATTCCTTATTCTATTCAATACGCAACAATTCCCTAATTCACTATTTGAAAGTCCATTCATTAATTTCATAAATTTCCACCAGTGCATTTTTTCTTCTGAAATGTCTATGTGAAAATCTGACATAAAAGAAGCCTCAATATAATCCATATCTTGTATAAAATCCATATCAAGTTTCTCATTACTTTCTTTGACTTCTTTTCCACATGAAAGATATTTTTTAGCCAATTCTAGCAACTTTTCACTATCTTCCATATTATCTAATGCTTCTTCTCCAAACAACACACAGATAACACCTAACGCACGTTCTAAATTGCCTATTGTTTTATCTTCTGCTATTCTATTACATTCTATCGCAACTCTAAAATCTGTATTTATTTTATATGTTCTTCCATTGACTTCTACATATTCAGGATATTTATTCATCTATTTCTAACACTTCTTTATTACGCTTTACTGCTTGTCCATATTTTTCTTTTACTTTCTTTGTTATGTTTTCCATACTCATATCTAAATGTGGTATTATTTGTTTTTCTATTATCTCATCTATTTCATCAAATATTGTCCATGTTAATTTTCTACCATTTAATAACTTTTCTACTCCATTTTCTCCTAAAAACATATTATAAATTTCTGCTTCCTTTTTATAAAATTCATTTAATGTTTTTATTTTATCTTCTTCATTCTTGCTTAATAATTTTTTCTTGTTTTTTACATCTTGCCTTCTATCAATTATTAACATTTGATTTTTTAATCTTTCTTTATTCTTTTTATCTTCTTCTAATAATTCTTGATATTTTAATGGTAATTCTATATCTTCTAAATCAAATTCAAGATATTCTCCTGTGTCCTTTCCATCTACTGTTTCTATTTTTAATCTTAATATATTATCTCTATTTAACTTTATAACATTCTCCATTATGTTATAATCTCCTTTCTTTTTCTAAAATAATAAAAAGCAGGAGTTTTACCTCCCACTTTTAAGGTCATATTATAAACTAGCCGTTGGTGTAAATGTTGGTTCTCCATCTGTCATTGTTACACTTCCAACTGTTGGGTCTCCATTGAAATAAATTGTATATTCAATTTCTTCTCCACTATAAGATGTTACTGTTATTAAACAATCACTTTTCTTTGCTGGATAAGTTGAATTAGTTCCATTCCATGTATCCACCTCTAAAACATGTGATGTATAATTTAATTTATCTCTACCTTCTTCAATAAATTCAAATTCAGGGTCATTCTTATAGCATTTTTGTGTTACACTTAATTGTTTTTGATTGCTTGTATGGTCATTGCGAGCATTGTCCTCTATAATCCATTGCTCTGTATCTACTTGTGGATTGAACTCAACAGATGCTTCACTTATTCCTATACCGATAACCTTCCAACTTGCAGTGCTTGTTGGTGTAATATCCAAAAACTTTTGATATTGACTTCTTTTAATTTTTTCAATATTACTTGGTATTAATCCCATTATAATTCCTCCTTTTTCTTATTTTCATCTAATTCTCTTTTTATAAGAACTAAATCTTTATATTCAAGAGGCTCGATAAAACCCTTCTCATTCAATTTTACTATTTGTTCATAATTTAAATCTTTTATTTCATCACCTGCAACATAATTACCTATGTTACTTGTAAAATCGACTCTGGCTATTATTTTCATGGTTTTACTCCTCTCTATATGTTATTTGTATCTGCATATCGAATGTTGCTTCTGTTCCATCTACATAATTTAATGTTCCACAATTCAAACATTCTATACTTTCTATATTATTTATTTCAGGCAATACGCCTTTATCATTATTAGATTTGATTATACTTTCAAATTCTTCAAAGAACCCTATGTTTTTTAAATTATCTAATGTATCTTTCCCATAAGCTTTTCTGCTTCTAAATGAATAAACATCTCTACGTTTTACAACACCTATTATCCAATTTTCAACTGCCATGTCTGTTGGTATTTTATCTAATGAATAATCTTCTATTTTTCCTAAAAAATCTACTCCGATTTGATAATTTCTATTTGTAGTAAGGGTATTTATTATTCCAAATAGATATTCTCTTAACTTGCTTATTCTATAATCTTGATATTCCATTATTTACCTCCACGATTAATATAAGCTTGTACCTCTTCAATAACTTCACTGCTTTCAGCACTCCACATTCTTTTGTCCCAATATTTTCCTGCATATTCATGTCCTGCACTTTTATGATATTTAATTTTTTCTCCTGTGTAATGTTTTGTATTTTTACCTTTAGGTGAAAAATAGCCTATGATTACATTGCCTCTTTTTATAGGTATATTAGGTCCCATCACTTTTCCTACATACATATAATTGGCATAGGGTGCATTGTAGATAATTTGGCTTGTTCTTATTTCTCTTGTAATATAAGCTAAATTACCTTCATCATAAGGTACATATTTGTCCATGTGTTCTGCACATCTCTTTGTAAAATGCTTTTGTACTTTTCCATTTGGTTCTATTCCTAATCTGGCTTTTATAACACTTATTGGTTTCATTTTGACACTTTTTGCCATTACTTGCCTCCAATGTGTATATGCTTATTATTACCAAAATTATTATCATTAATACTTGTTATATTATAAATTAGATAATTGCTTAAATCTTTTTGTGTGTTTATATCAATGTCTAATGTTCCCTGTACTATAATATCTCCTATTGAAAAATTATTTATATCTAAATCATTTCCATCATAAGGTATTCTTATTTGTACATCATTTGCATTATCATATCCTTTATTAATGCCTGAACCTTTTCCACCAAAAAACCACACTTTATCGTAATTATGTCTAGTCCATTTTTCAAAATGCGTTGATACATCTAAACCATCAAAATGATAAATAGTTAAGCTTGAATTAGTTATCATTTATCTACTCCACAATACATATAAGGTATTCCATTATCTAATTTGCAATCAACTAAATACTCTTTTACAATACCTTTTATTTCGTTGCTTTTAGCCTTTGTAAAGTCACTTGATGGCACACTATATGAAATACTATATCCATCTGTGCTTTCACTTGCTATACCCTTTTTTTGCGTTTCATAAACACTATAACTATTTATTAAATTGATTAATTTAAAAATACACATCTTTACTTCTTCATTTTGCTTTTCTATTTCTTTTAATCTTCCGAAAGTATATTTATCTACATTTTGTCTTGCTTCAAATTCTAATAGATTAAAAGGCGTTAGGTCTAATGTGCCACCCAGTGCCTTATATTCTGTATAAGTTAGGTATTGTCCATTAAATTCCATAAACGCCCTCCTTTATTTTCCTTATAGTCCTGGGTCTTCTGCAGGAACATTAAATGTTGCTACAACTACTTTTGTTTCATCAGTTAATGCCGCAATATAATGCTCATCTACTGAAATATCAGTTGTTCTTGATAATGTATGTCTTTCAGTTTCTACATTTACACCTCTCTTTAAGAAGATTGTAACTGCAGATAATTCTTCATCACCTGTTTGACTTTCTGCTTTTAATTGTACAATTGGATTAAGGAATTTTGTACCATCTTCATTTATTGCTTTTCTACTTGGTACAATACGAGTATTTGCTATCATACCAATTTCACCACGCATAATAACATTATTGTTATATTTGTCATTTGAAATAAAATTATCATCTTTACGTAATTGTGTTACTTGTTTTGGGTGAATAAACATAACTTTAGGTACATTTTCCTCTTCATTAAATCTATCAATAGCGTCTACTACATTGTCATAAGAGATATTTCCTTCTAATGTAACTGTATTTTGTGCTCCTTTTAATTCTTCCATTACATCATTATCAATTTTATCTGCAATTGCTTTTCCTAATTGTGCATTAGCTTCTCCTACTGGATTTCCATATCCTGATAAAATTGCCTCATCAGTTAATGTTACTGCTTTCATTGCTTTTTTAACGGTATATGGGTCAGTATCTGTTTCTAACTTAACTGTACCTGCTTCTACTCCTTCTGCTACATCTTCTGCTTCTCCAATATATTTATATCTTGGAATAGTAATTGTACTTCCTGGTTGTCCTACTAAAGTTGTATCAATTTTTGCAAATGGAGTTGCAACTATGGCTTTTTCAATTTTAGCACTAATCATTGGTGCCATTACTTCAGGGTCAACCATATTTTCTAGTTTAGTTGTTCCTGCTGCAAATCTTTGAATATTTAATTCTAATTTTTTCATTTTTTTCTCTCCTTTATTCATTATATTTTCTAAATAACTCAGGATTGTTTTGTTTTAACTCTAATCTTTCTTTATAACCCATTTTATCAAATGCTTCTTTTGTTACTACATTTTCTACATTTTCATCTACACTAGGCATATCAACTATTTGATTTGAATTTAAAAACAAATTACTTTTTCCATTTGTTATTTCATCAAATAAATCTTTTGCAGATTTACCGATATTTGCTTCATCTTGTAAAGCACTTTTCATTTCATTAATGATTGAATTTTTTGTATAATCATTAACAAATGTTTTGTCACCTACCACAGAATTAATGTTATTCATTATCATATCTTCTTGTGCTTTGGCTTTCTTTTCTGCATTGCTTTGCTCGATTTGTTTTGTTAATTCATTATATTTATCTTGCAAATCAATAGCATTCTTTGAGGTTTCTCTAAGACTCAAAATTTCTCCTTTCAACGATTGTACTTCCTCTTTATCTTTTGTTACTAGCTTTCCATATTCTGCCATGATTGTATCAATCATTTCAGGTTCTAATTCTAATCCTTTTAAAAACTCTCTCATATATTCCTCTCCTTACATTTTTTATCGTGGTCAAGTCCACGCCGTGATTAAAATATTTTTGTGTAATATCGTTTACACTTACGACAATTCCATTATGCCACAAAAAAAAGTACGTGTCAAAACGTACCTCTTTGTAAATATTTCTTTTGTAAAATTAAATTGCCTTTACTACCTTTATCCCATCTATGCTCCGACTCAAAACCTTGTAATAAATACTCTATTATTTGTCTTTGCTCTTTTGTAGGTTCTTTTCCTTGTTCATTAACTATCTTAAATATTTTATTTATCGTTATATATGTATCTATATCTTTATACTCAATTAAATGCAAATATTGGTGTGATACATTTATGAGTAAAGCAATATTACTTTGTTCTAATTTACCACCATGCTCTTTTTTTAAAATGTGGTGTGCCGTCATATCCCCCTTATTAACTATTTTATAATTTAACCAATCTAAACCACTTATTGGCTCATAAATTTTTAACATCTCTCTAGTTATATTCTTCATACCCTAATTATAGTACAAAACAAAAAAAGCTCCAAATTGAGCTTTTATTTTTTATCTTCATCTATTTTTTTTAATAATTCTAGTATTTCTGCTCCACTCATATTAGTAGTGCTTTGTAAATAATTATAGGTTCCTTGGTATCTGTCTTTTAAAGCATTACTTTCATTATGGTTTCTTACTATATCTCCATATCTATTAGGGTCATCACTATATAATTCCCAACCTGCGAAATGGTCATAATCTGATTTTTTGCTTCTTTCAAATTCTTCTCTTGCTCGACCAACTTCCTCATTATATTTTCTTGAGTCACCATAATAATTTTCCCATGCACGTTTTGTTGCATCTTTATATTTTTGTATTGCTTCAGGATTATATTTATCTTTTTCAATTAAATTATTATATCTTAATCCTTCAGTATCTATTGATGTGCCTTTTATAACATCATATTTTTTATCCATTTGTTTCCATACTCTATCAACATTTTCTTTTCCATATTTATCATAATATCTTTTTAATGGGTCTTTTTCGAGAGAACCCATACCTTTTTCATCTTTATAAATAAATAAACTTTTTATAGAACTTTCTATATCCTTATCTTTTATTTCATCTGCAAAAGTTCTAACACCCAAATCTTTAATTAAATCACTTGTTTTTTGGCCTGCTGGTTTATTTGCTTCAATACTTTCTTTTTCAAATCTTGCACTATATTTTTTATCTAATGCTTCCCAATCTGTACTATTTTCTGTCATTGGGTCTATACTATCAGGATTTTCTTGTGCCCTTTTGTATAAATCGTATTCATCTTGTTCTTTAACCAACTCGCTCATTCTTTTTTGATATTTTTCATCAAATTCTTTTGCTTCTTTATCATTGTATTTTTTAGCCATCTTTGCTTCAAATCTTTTTCTATCTTCTAATAATTCTTTTTGAGTTCTGCTATCTTTCTCAACAGGCATACTATACTTTCTCTCTATAAACCCATCTTTTTTCATTAAATCATCATACTTTTGTTGTGCCTCTCTTAATGCATCTTTCTTATCTTTTAATTCCCATTTTAATTCATCATGTGCAGGACTTCCACTCATAAATTCATCATCATCGTATGCTCCTATTTCTGTTTCTAATGCTCTATATTCTTTTTTTAATTCTGATACTCTATCTTCTGCTTTTCTATATTCATTTGCAGTCACACCCTGCCTTTTCATTTGTTTTTCATTTATATCTTTAAATTCTACATTATCTTGAATATCTTTACGCATATTCTTAAATTTACCTGAGTCTTTCATCGCTTGTGATAAACTTACACCTGTTCTTATAAATACTCTTCTACCACCTATTGTTCTCCATACACCATCTTGTTCTTCATATTTTTTTTTTGCCATTTTTATTCCTCCTATTTTATCTTTCCATAATAAGTTCTTCTTTTATGTCCTTCTAATAATTCACTACTTGTTATTTCTGCAATACTATTTAATAATTTTTCTCCATCCGGTTCTAATTGTCCAAATCTTAATTCCTCATTAGGATATTTACTTTGCAATTTTTTTAATAACTTTGTAGCATATCCTTTTCTTCTATAATTTTCATCTACCTCTATCATTTGTATTGCTATTCTTTTATTACCAAACATTTTTCTGTATATATCACTTTTTTTCATATCATTTAACTTCATATATTTTACATAAGCAATTACTCTTTCTTCTTCATTCCTTATATATAAAGCACATTGACTATAATCACCCATATTATATTCTTCTTCTTTAATTTGTGATATTTTTTCTTTTTTAAATTTTCCACTATTTTTCATAGCAGTTGGTAAATCTTGTCCATTAACTATAAATATTCTTCTTCCTCCAACTGTTCGCCATACACCCTGTTTACCATTAAATTCTGCCATACAACCACCTCTTATATATATATGATTATAACATATTTTGTTTATATTGTAAACTATTTTCTCTTATATGTCTTTTTTGGTTTTGCTTTTTTTTCAACTTGTTTTAACAATTCTTTACCTATTTCTTCTAAATTATCTTCTTCTAATGGTTGTACTTTTTCTTCTGTTACAAGTTCTTCAATAATTTCTATGGCTTTATGTTCTAATAAATAATTTGCTCTTTCTTTAGAACATTCAAATTCATCTCCTACAACTCTATGCTCATTTTTTTCTAAATCATTAAAATTAATTATTGCTCTTACTTTCATAATATCCTCCTTATATTTAATATATCATAACAACTAAAAAAGGGCAAAGTGCCCTCTATCTAACTAACCAAACATTCTCTATTTCTCTATCTCTACAATCAAACGTGTCATACACAATTCCATTCTTCGAACAAACTATATGCCCAGGCATGGTTATTAATATAGTGTTATTAGGGAACATTCCAGATACATATCCTACACTTCCATGTATTCCATCTATTCTTTGGTATGTTCTATCTAAATAATTTATTACAAAATCCCTTTTATCAAATAATGTTCCCTCATATTGTGCTATATCACTTAAATAATCATATACATAATCCCATGACTTATTAGTTGCACACGAAATTGCTCTTATAACACAATCATCTTCAAATCTATTTACTGCGTTTGCATTATAAAATTTATACATACTATCTCATGCTATTTTGTAATGATTGCATTAATTCTTGTTTTTGTTGTGGTGTTTCTGCTTCTTCTTTTAATACCATGATAAAATCTTCTAACGCTTTTACCATATAATGAAATGATTTATCTGTTTCTTCACTTGCTCCATATCTTTCTCTACTATCCATATATCTTCCATAATCATCTGATATTCTATCAATATAATCATGTCCTCTATATTTCATATCATATCCTCTTCGCCCATAACTATCTCTGCCATAACTATCATATCCTGCTCTTCTACCACCATAATTTCCATAAGCTCCATAATTCATATTATCTTCCTCCTTTGCTATGTGATTTATCTTTGAAAGTTTATAAAGATTATCTATATTATTTGTTGTTATTCCATCTTTTAATATCTTATTTATACTTTCTTCTGTTTTACTCTTTAACTGTTCTATCATTATTTTCCCTCCTTCCTTAAAAGGCTTAATATCTCTTCTTGATTTCTAATAATTTTTTCAAAATATTCTGTATCTTGTCTTTGTAGTTCTTGCATTAAATCACTATTGTTATAATCTTTAAATAAAATCTCTAAACTTAATGCTTGTAATATCAAGCTTAAATTATCTACACTACTACGCATATCTTCTTATACTTATATTTGCATTTTTTACTATTGGTATCTGTGTATCTGTTACGACAGGTGTTGCTCCACCACTATATGTTACTGTTGGCAAACTATTAACAGAAATTGTTACATTTCCTCTACCACACACTCTTATATATTTATGAATAGAAATGTTTTCATAATCTCCTGCAGTTGCTATTACTGTATCTGCTTCTCCACCATTTAACTTAACTCCATCTGTAAATATTCCAAATGCGATTGCTCCTGCAGTTGCACTTGTTACATTTGCATTAAATTCTATTTCATAAATTCCACCTGCTACTATATTAAATTGTGCCGAACCTTCATTATGATTTAACCAACCATTAAAACAATTTGCACTTGCAGTTCTTAAATCTGTATCTGCAAATGTTATAGGTGATGTGTTAGATGTTAAAATTAGTTCTTGTTCTTGTAAACTTTGTATCATTCTTATTTCTCCTTTCTTAATAAAAAAGAATAGGTCTTGCCTATTCTCAACTGGTTACATTTTGTCACCATTAGCAAGTTCTCCTTTGAGATTGTCTATCGACTCTTTGCTATACTATTGTGTTTCCATAAAAACCATTTCCATAAAATCCACCATTATATCCATAAAAACCTGTATATGGCGAACTTACAGGGTATGCAGGTATTGGATAAGGTCTTACTTGATTTACTATGCTTGTTCCAATTCCATTTGCAGTAATAGTGTTCTTTAAGTCATTAACCTCAGAACGCAAACCATCTATTGTATTTTGGTTAAGAACATCTAGGATTTTTTGAGTATTCTCAATTCCTTGTGCTCTTAAATTGCAACAACACTCATCTAATTTTCCTTGTAATTGTAAGGCATTCATTCCTGCTTGATTTTCTAATTGTGTTGTTTGTAATAAGATATCTCTTTGTGTATCTTTGGCATTAATCAAATCACTATACTTGCTATCTTGTACTGCATTAATAATTCCCATATTACCTGTCAATACATCACTTCTTAAATTACATGTATTTGTTGCTTGGTCACTAAAACCATTAGACAATGCAGTTAAAATTGATTGTGTTCCATTATTTACATCTCTTTGAGTAAATTCACTTGAAATATAATCTGTTGTTGCTATATTATTCCAACCATTATTTCCACCAAAACCACCAAAACCATTATTTCCAAATAGTAATGCGATTAATACGATTGCCCAAATACCATCTCCACCAAAACCAAAACCACTACCAAATCCATTTCCATAAGGCATAACAGGATATGCAAATCCATTGCCTCCATTAGTAGTTGCTAATTCTACTGTTGGTTGTATTGAACCTCCATTCATTCTTTTATCCCTCCTTTCTTGATTTCTATATCAAACACTATCTTTGTGTGTTGATATTATTAAATTGTCTTGTCATGTTTTCCCACTGTTGTCTTTGTTGAGGACTAAAATTATTTATTGTTCTATTTAAAAATTCGTTAGGGTTCTCATTATTTTTTCTTGCTTGTTGGAACTCTTTGTACGCTTGTGGATTTGTTCTTTTCAACTGATTTTCTAATTGGCTCATCAACTGTTGTGGTATCTGTTGGAACTTCTGATTTATTAACATCTGTAATATGTTGTTCATTACTCATCATTCCTTTCAATTCATTTATTTGTGCTTGTAATAACTCTATCTGCATATCTTTTTCATCTTTTAAAACTAATTCATTTAATTCGTAAGTCTTTATATCTCCACGATTATTCTTTATCCATACAACTGACATGTCTTTGCTAAAATAAGCCGTATCGCCTATTACAAAATCTTTCTGAACCTCATCTATGGAGTTGGCAAATCTCATGGTTGTATTATTAGGAGCTAATTGAAAATTTTGAGTCAAATTGGTAGGTTGTTGCATTGGTTGTTGTAATTGATTTCTCATTTTCTCTAACTCTGCTATTTGTGTATTAATCTTATCTACACTAACCTGTGGGTTATAAGGTTGCATATATAAATTGCTATACATATTCATTCCTCCAATAAAAAAGGAAGCACATTAACTATCATTTAAAATAATTAATATTGCCTCCTCTGTTTTCACTTTACCTAAATTCAATTAGTACAAATTCATACAAATAAAAAAACACCTTATAGGTGTTCTTCTATTTTAATAATTTCACAAGAGTTTTCTTTTAAATATTTTTTTATTTCTTCTAATCTTTCATCTGTTATTTCTTTCCAAATATCTAATATTCTGTCTTTAAATAAATATGTTGCTTCTGTCTTATTCTCATCATCATAGAACTGAAAACCCTTTAAACTGTTTCCTGGTCTTAAACTCATTAATTTCACTCCTTTTCATTAAATAGCAAGGAAAGAGGTCTATGCCTCTAACTCTTGCCCATGTTCTGCATAATATTCTGCCATTGATACAGTTGTCTTTTTACCATATCTTTCATATACTATTGCTTCAACACTTACATATCCATGTCTTTTAACTGCTGATAATACATGTTTGTCAGTCATTATAAACTTTCTTGGATTTACTTCATCATTAAGCATTATGCTTTCTTGCTTTTCATCTTTTAATATTAAATAAGTGTTGCCTGTTGGCATACATAATCCAAACATTTCTTTCACCTCCTAAATTTTCCTAGAACTGTGTGTATATAAAGTGACCCCTATTAATCCCTTTATATGTATATATTATACCATATTTTGTTTACAATGTAAAATGTAAACCACTTTACATTGGAGTTTACACCATTGATATTACTACGTTTGCGAACGGAAAACCTACGAAAAAAAATTTTATTTTGTGAATTTCAATTTGCTTTACACTTTAAACAAAAGTTTACAATATTTTACATAATAAAAGCACTTATTTAAGTGCCTTTATACTATCATTTATTCTACTTGTTATCTTTCTTATTCCTGCTTCTGTATAATTATATTTTCTACCTAAATATACTGCATTCACATTATTAATAAAAAAGTCATAACACACCTTATACTTAATACTTTCTTTATCTGTTACTTGCAATATTGTTTCATCAAATAGTTTCTCTGGCATACCTTTATACAACGGTTTTGATTTCCTTACTAACTTACTTGTTACATAAGATAAACCAACTCCTAAGCATATAGGAACCACAATACTAATACCTATTGGTAATGTTATCCTATTTAATATATAATATGTCAAATTTGATAATATGAAACATTGTATCATGCTTTTTAAATGGAATGCTTTACCAAACATCTTTTTAGATAACCAAAAAGAACTCAATATAAATATACATTCTATTAATGTCTTATTTAACTTTGCTATAAATATAACTGTAACTATTGTAAATAAATTCCAAAATAAACTTAATGTAAAATAAATGATATATGTTGCTTTTTCTTCTTTGTTTAATTCTTTAAAACTAGAAAAATTTCTTTGCAACTTTTTGAGCAAGTTTAAAAAGTTTTTCTTCATCTGCGAAAAATAACCAACTATTTGTTCCAAACATAATTTATATCCTCCCTTCATAAAAACTAGATTATATGTGATTAATAACATTAATACTTGGTCAAAACTTAATAACCAATCAACTAAATAATTATCATAATTTTCATTTACTCCAATATTTCTTACTATTAAACATATCAACTGATAAAAGCTCATTAATAACAAATATTTTATTTGTTCTTTAATCTTATAACTTTTATTTACCATCATTGGTATAACAATCATTATTAAAAAACTACATATATAATATATCCAATCTAATTTATACATATTAACTAATATTGCTTGTACTATTAAATTTAATATGACTCCTAATAATGTGTAACTATATAACTTCCTTTTCTTACATACCATACACAAATACAAATAAAACTGTATGTATATCATTACCATAATTATTAAATCTGATATTCTAGTCTTTACTAAAAAATTACTAATATTTACTAATGTCTTATCATTTACATCTAAACCAAAATAATTAAATCCAACTATCTTTAATATAAAACAACACATTAATAAAAATAGATACACTTTTAAACTTGCACTTAAATACTTATCATAATCTTTAAACATATTTTTCACCTCCTCCTAAAAGAACAAAAAAAGGTGCATTACAACACCTTTTACTTCTTTGCGACTTATTATAACAAATTTTATTTAATTATAAAATATCTGTCTTTATTATTTCCCAATTTTCCATTTTCTTTGCCATTGTATGTATAAAACCATCTCCACCCAATGTTTCATAAACTGCTAATTCATCATTGAAATTTTGATATACATAATCAGGTATTTCTTTTTTATCACTATATACAAAAAACACGTTTGTTAGATTTGTTTTTAATAATGTTAATAACGCTTTATTTTGCACACTTTCATTCTTTATTATACCTGTAACATATCCTAATAAAGAACTTACTATAAACGTGATTATAACACTTAATATCGTTGTTAGCATTTAACCTCCTCTTACCCTTACCTATATAAATATATCATTTATTCAATATTTTGGCAAAATAAAAGAACACATATAGTGTTCTATATTTTTTCACTTTTCAGGAGGTGAAAAAACAATTTCTAATGCAAAAATACATTTGCAATTTAATTATATCACAATTATTTTTTCTTAACAACTTGTTTATAACCATCTACTCTTAATCGTTCCATTTTTGTAGGTAAACCACTTTTTTTAGATAAATCTACATACTTATTCAATAATGTGTCTATATTCTTTTCTGCTTTCTGTACTAACTCATCTTGTCCTGACTCTTTTGCCATTATCTGCTTATCTTTTTCTTTTCTTATTGCAGTTTCTATCTGTCTTTGTAATTGTGTACCATCATACATACTATAATGTTTTCCCTCAAATTCAAAACCTTTTTCATTATTATCAATTATTTCTTGTAATTGTTCATCACTATATAATGGCTTACTTACACCTAATACTACGGTTAATATTGTATGATAACAATTATATTCACTTATAGGTCTAAAACTTACTGCACTAGCCATCTTTGTTTTTAATTCTCTATGTAAATTTATTTCTCTACCTTTTACATCTACTGCAAATCCTATTCTTTGTAATCTTTCAAATTGTTCGTTTGTAAATTGTCTGCCCTGTGCTTCTTCATGGTCAGGAGCAGGATTGGCATGTACTGTTATTTCTACTCCATCTGCACCTATTTCTTCACCTATTATTCTTTCTGTTTCATTATGTAAGTGTCTTAAACCTGCTTTTAAATGCATTCTAACTGCACTATCTAAACGCCTAGATGTTCCTTTTTCCCAATCTACACTCCTAATACCACTTTCTACTAATTCTTTTATTGTTCTCTGCATTTCTTTATCAAATGTACTCTTACCTTGACTTATTGCAGTTATTCCCTCATCTATTACTTCTTGATATATTCTACCAATGTCGGTATATTCAACCTTACCATTTACTTTTCTTGAAAATGCTAATGTTCTACTCAAATTAGAATATTCATCTGCCGTTACTCTTGCCATTGCATATACTTGTTCTTGTAAAGATTTATTTTTTCCCCACGGTATATATTTTTTGTTCCTATAATTATAGAACTGTTTTGCAAACCTATAATCTGACTTTGCCACCTCTTCAAATATCTTTATTATTTCTTTTTGATTTAACTTTGTCATTTGTGATATTTTCTTTAATATTTTATTATAATTGCCACCATATTTCATTATTTGTATTAATTGGTGAACATCACTAGGTCTTAACGTGCCTAATTCTTTTATTACTTTTGCTATGTCTTTTAATATATACGTGTTTACTTTTTCAATTCTATTTACTAATCTTTCAACTAACACCTCTGTTAATTCTTCTGATAACATATAGGATTACCTCCTATTCATCAACCCATGTCAATGTTCCATTTATATTTTTTAATATTTGCGTTTTTGTGGCGTCATATCCACTCATATTCTCATAATGTGTTTTATCTGTATATAATTTTGTACTTGGATTGTAATTATCCGTTGGTACAAACGCTTTAGTATTATTTACTGTCAAAGAATAAGGAGCTTGATATAATTCTTGTTTTAAATAATATAATATCTGCGTACATGTAAATACATCATTTTCCCATGTTCCATTTACAACTATTGTATTAAATCTTCTATCACCTTTACTATCACTATATGCAATAGTTTCTTTATTTTTAACAAATGTGTATGATGTTACTCCTACAGTTATGGTAAAACATACAGTTAAAACAGGGTTTTGATATGAAGGTACAATACAAATTAACGATTTACCAATATGCGAATTTATTGCTTTACTTACTTTTTCTTTTGCTTCATCACTTGTATCATCCATTTTTAAAACTAAAATATCATTTGAATTATTAATAATATCATCTACATATTTTTTATTTACTAATTGATAATCAGTTGTTGGTGTTACAGAACTTTCAGGTAATGTAGAAAATGTTTTTTTGCCACTTATTGTTTGACTACTTCCCCTTAATACTAATTCATAATTTTCATATATTGTACTTGTTGATAAATTTCCATTATTTACACGTACTGTTATTGTAACAAAACCTAAATTCCTATTATTTGAATAATATGCTATGTTTTGTACTCTACATAATACAAAATTCCCCTCTTGGTTTTTTTGCTCTATTGTCAACACTATAAAATTAACCACATAATTATATCTATAAAATGTTCCTGGCATATTTATTTGTGTTTTTAAGACCTGTCCACCAAAAGTATATGATATATAAAAACTTGTATCATTTACAAATGGGTCACCTTTAACTGATATAAAATACATTCCTGGTTCTAAATCATCTAAATTTAAGGCAGTTGCACTTGTATTAAAATCTGTATAATCTCCTAATACAGTAGTTGACCCACCACCACTAGCACTTATTACATTGTTTTCTATTGTGATGTTTTCTCCTGCAGTATATTGTATAACTCCATCTTTTCCATCAACACCATTTGTTCCATTTATTCCATCTTGTCCTTTTTCACCTGTATCGCCTTTATCTCCCTTTTCTCCTTTTTCTCCTTGAATACCTTGTATTCCTTGTTCTCCTTGTAGACCTCTTTCTCCTTGTATTCCTTGTGGTCCTTGTTCTCCTGTATCACCTTTTTCACCTTTAAAATATCCACTATCTACTTTTTCTTGCAAATCATCTAATGCACTATCTATTTCATTTAAACCGTTATTTAATGCTTGTTCATACTGTTCCATTTCACTTGGTGTTATTGGTTGTGTATTCTCTACATTTTCTTTTATAGAACCACCTATTGTACTAAAATAAACAGGGCTAGGGTTGTATCTTTTTATTTCTTCATTATTTTCTACTAAATAACATACTACACCTAATTCTATTTCTCCTTGTTCATCTAATACTTCTCCAGGTATACTACATTTATTATTAACTATTATTTTTTTATATGTTGTATTATTGTAAGTAAAATAAGCTTCTTTTACATATTCATCTGTTATTTCTTCATCAAATTCAAATATACACTTTGTTACATTTATTTCTTTTTCATTTACTAATTCTTTTTTTATCTCTAAATTGTGTGCATTTACTTTTATTGTCATTATTCTTCACCTCTTTTACCTAATACATCATCTAAACTTGGTTCACTCTCTACTATTTCATCTATTTGTTTCTGGCTTTCTTCTAATGTTTCATCAGGTTTTATCCAATTTCTTAATTCTGCTTTACTTATAACACCTTTATCATATCCTATTGTTAAATGACTAAAATCTTCTGTTGCATCTTCTAATAATGAATAACTCCAATCATACTGTATTTCATATTCTCCTTCAGGTGATAAATTATAAGCGTTTGCTAATACATTACAAGCATAGAAAAAATCTTCAAAGGCTTTCTCTAAATTTGTCCTCATATCATCTACTATGGTAAACGTATCATACATTGCTCTTTTTATTTCAGTTGCCGTTGCGTTAGTTGTTTCTACTTTACTAATAATTCCTGCACTTGTTCCTATTTCATGTTCTAATCTTTGAAACAACTCTTGTAGTCTTAGTGTATAATCTCTAAATTGTGGGTCAAACACCTCAAAAAAATTATCTTCTCCACTATCTATCTTTTTAAATAAACCATTTATTGGTAAGGCATTATCTCCATTAAACATTGTTACATCTACCCCTACAAATGGTTCTTTTAACTTATATTCTCTATACATTTGTTTCATTGTATCTTTTATTTCATTAATTGTATCTTCGCACCCATATGTTATTGGCACTCCATACTTATCATTTGCTTTACGATTATTTATAGGTGACTTTGAATAACCGAATAATACTCTATCAACATTTGTGATTGTTTGTTTTAACATTATATTTTTCCAAAAATCAGGAACAGGTATTTCTTTTCCTGTTTCATCACTAAATTTCTGCTCTATTATTACATTTGACTCATCACTATTTTTCTTTCTTTCTAATCTATAATTAGTCCATCTTATATATATTTTTGTTTGCCCTAATGCGTTTGTTATTTCTTTTCTTTCTGCTAATATTGTCGCACCTGTTATTAAATCTCCTTCTACACTATCTATTGTGACTCTACTTTGTGACACAATACTATAATACAATCTATTATTTTTTACATAAGGAACTAAAAATATTCCACCATAACCAAATGTCATTGATGTTATTTTCTTTGTTTTCTTCCACATACTTTGTGCCGTTTTATTTAATAAATCTGTTCTTGGGTTTTCTCCTAATATGTTTATATTACTATCATTTACTACATAATTAGCTAATTTATTACTAAATATAGAACTAAAATTAATTCCATCTATTCTTTCATATTCATGTGCATACTTTTGATTATCTTCTACTTCTTTTTGATTAGTTTCTGTTTTGACATGAAACACATTGTTCAATATCCATATCCATATACTCTTTAACATCTACTGTCCTCTTTTCTTCCATATATTATTTAACGCATATCTTACACTATCTATACAATGGTTATTTGCGTCCACATAACCACTTATATAGTTGCCATCTTTATCTTGGTCATATTCATAAGTGCTAAATTCCTGTGCCGATACAGGACATCTTTTAGGGTCTATTACTATCTTTGTCAATGCAGATAACCATTTCATACTATATTTAACACTTTCAGGTCCTTTTTCTGCACCTCTCATCATACTACCATATCCTCTAAAATCTCCTATACTCTTTGGCTCTGCACTATCGGCTATTATCAAATCATTTTCTGTCACTCCCTTCAATTCTTTTAAATTCTGCCATACATCTGCATTGCTCATCTTATTTACTACATATTCATCAAATATATACAATGTTCTATTACTTGGATTGTAACACATCTTTGTCCATGCTAGTGGGTCTGGGAACCAACCAAAGTCCATGCCTTGATATATATAATCATAATTATTTATTTCCTCATTTGTTATTTCTCTTAATTCTAAATTCTCAAATACACTTCCACCTGTACCTGTCATTAAACCTAAATACTCATTCTGATATAATCTTTCATTTATACTTAATAAATAATCTGCTTCATCTCTAAATGCTTGCCCTAACCATTCTTTAGGTACGCTCCTATAATCACTTAAATGTACTAATCTTGTTTCTTTTGGTATTATCTTTTCTACATTTACAAAGTGCATTGTACTTGCAGGTGTATTATATGAATAAAACTGTACAAAATCATCTCCACCACGAATTAAAGACTGATTTATCTTACGCACTTCTTCCATTCCTGCAAATTGGTCAAACTCTTCATACCATGTTATACCTATATACATTCCTTTTGGTGGTTTTAATGATTTAATCTTCCCATAATCATCTGCACCTCTAAAATATATCTTTTGCCCTGTTACTGTGTTTGTTATTTCTAATGGACTCTTTGTTAATTTCCATCTGTCTTTTAAACCTACATAAGTTTCACTTAATGTATCTATTGCCCATTCTAACTGACTATAAACACTATCTTTTAATGTATCTTTTACTTTTCTTAATACTACACAACACATTCTAGGGTTGTTTTCTAATATCTCTATTATCTTTTCACTAATAAAGGATGACTTTGTACTACCACGTCCTCCTTCTAAATAATATTCTCTATATTCTCTATTATCTATGCTTCTATTTATATCTACAAAAGAACTTGCAATATCTTTAGCAGGTAAAGTTATATTTATCTCATTTGCTTGTTCTTTCTTTTCTTTTTCACTTATTAAATTATATATTAATTCATAATTCTTACTACTGCCATTTACTGCACCTTTTATTAATCCTAATGTTGCTAATTCTTGGTATGTGGTGCCACTATTATTTTTAGAGTTAAGCATTTTCTCTAAATCTGCCAACATAGTAGATTTCTTTCTTCTTGCTTCACCACTTGCCCTACCACCTGCCCTCTGTTCCTCGAGTGTTAATGTATGTGCTTGTGGTATCAAATTATCTTTTCCTGCCACCTAATCACTTCCTTCTATTATTTGCGTGTCTACATGTTTTAATTTCATCTGTATAATAAACAAATAATATTTTAAACCTTTTCTTTTAAACATTCTAACCTCTGTTTTATATATTCCATTAAAATGTGTCTTTGTTATAACTATCATATTATTCCCCATTTTTCATAATATAAGGATAACATAAAATTAAATAAAAGAAAAATTAGGTATAAACCTAATGTGTTTCTATATATAAATGATTATAATTAATATAATCCCCATTCGGCGAACTTTTCAAATCCACCAATTTCATTTATATAGTTTTTAGCAATCTCTACTATTTCTATATAAGGTTTTCCATCTATTGTATCATCACCAATGGCACAGTATAATTCTACTGGCTTACCTGTTTCTTGTGCTTTTAAAAAGGCATATATATTTACCGACACATCTGCTTTTGATAAATCTTTGCCATGTAATCCACCACCTGTAACACTTTGTGCCATATCAGAACCTAGTTTTCTGTTAGTTGCCCCTGTGTCTACATCTGTGCCACCTGTCCATTCTCCTAGTGGATTTACTATTACCTTTTTATCTTTGAAAACATCTGCAAAGTATTCTAATAAATAACTGTTGTTAGCATTACTTTGGCAACATATAAACTTATCATCAGTTAGTATGTATTTACCATCAGTGGGATATATTTCATATAATGCTTTTGCCTCTTGGCTTATTTTCTTTTCATTTTCAGTTAATGGCACACCTTTGAATATTCCATTATCTCCACATCTTATTTCTTCTTCTTGATTTTTTGATAGGTGTTTGTCTTGTGGTATTACTGCTAAATCAATTAACATATTGGTTCCACCTATTCTTTTTACTATATTAGCCACCTCGTCAGGTGTAAATTCTTCTGATGTTTCTATAATTATATGACATACGCCATGACCTATTAACACCTCTACTGCAATTTTAGGTCTTTCACTTTTTAAATATGCTAGGTCAACCAATGCACCTGCAATTCTATCTGCCACCTTATCAGGATGACTTGGATTTACTTTTTCTATCATTTTTTATTAACTCCCATTACTTCATTAATTGAATTTTTATTTTCTTTATAATAATTTAACATATTATAAGCAAAACTCCTTTTTTCTATTATAGGACCTTCAACACTATTTGCTTTCATTGCCCTAAAACAATGTCCTGTGCCCATCTCTTGCATTTTTTTTGTAGGCTTTTGTTTGTCACCATTTAATATATGATTAAGATTAAATTTGTTAGGTATAAATCCTTCTAAACCGTCTATACCACAACAGGTTAAATTGTCTCCATATTTCCTTATTCTGTTTTCTCCAGCATATATTTTTAACCCCACCCTGTGTGCCTCTTCTCTTAATTGTAAAAAGTCACTTTTAATTAATTCATAAGGGTATGTCCAATCTCCACCTACTTTTACCATGCCATTTATTTTTTTGTTATATTTCATACCCTCAATTATTACGCCGTAGGCTCCTGCCTCTTTTAGTTTTTTTAGGTTGTTAAACACCTCATCAAATACCTCGTGCATATATGGTTGTATTCTAATAATAACTCTTTTTACTCTAGGAGATATTTTTCTAACTATTTCAAGTCTTTCATTATATGTAGGTGTTCCTAATTCTAATTTATCATAAGAATTACATACCATACTAATTTGCACTACGCAATTACACTTTTCTAATAAAGACAAATATTCTTCGTCTGCAATAAGTTTACCTTTAGTAGAAACAACAAACGGATATTGTGTTTCTTCTAAATACTTTAAACATTCATAACTAACCCTGTGTTTTTTTTCGACAGGTTGAAAAGGGTCTGACATACCTCCCCAATGTAAAGGTATTTGCCAATCACACCATTTTGTATTTAAGTTTCTATCACCTTTTATAAATTTTTTTAAGCTTTCAACACCTTCCCCCTTTTTTATTTTATTTATATCTTTAAATTTTTTAGCAAAACAATATTCGCAACCATGTGAACATCCTTCGTATGTGTCAAATCTTATTGGTAAATCACATAAATAACATTGTGTACCACATTCTGCCATTTAATCATCTCCTAAAATGTGTTTTTCTATTAATGAAACAATTTCATCTTTTCCGTTTTCTTTAAAATATTTTGCAAATTTATCCTCATTCTTTTTATTAAAAACAAAAGTTATTGAGAAAGTATCTTTAGTAGTTAAATTAGCACCATCTTGTTCTTCAATTAAACTGTCAATAAAATTATCAACATTAAAATCTGAAAACCCAAAATTTTCCATGTCCATATTTAATAAGCCATTTAATTCTTCATTTAATAATGAAAAGTCCCAATATGACCTCTCACTTACTTTGTTATCTGCTAATCTAAACGCTTTTATTTGTTCTTCATTTAAATCATCTGCCATTATTGTAGGCACTTCTTCTAATCCTAATTTCTTTGCTGCTTTATATCTTGTATGCCCTGTTACTATTACATTATTCTTATCAATAATAATAGGCACTTTAAATCCAAATTCTTTTATACTATTTGCTACATACTCTACTGCTTCATCATTTTTTCTTGGATTTTTCTCATACGGTGTTATTTCTTCTAATTTTTTATTAATTATTTCCATTATTTAATATCTCCACTTCTACATAATCTTCTTTATCTGGTATTGCTATATATGTTATTTCATTTATATACTTTGTATTATCATTTTTTAACACGTTTAACCGTTGCATTTCATCTAAAATGCTTTTTACCGACTTATTATCTAAATCAGATATTTTGCTCTTTATATGCCATTTAAACACCATTTTAACAGGATATTTCTCTATGGATGGTATATTTATATATTTGCTTATCTCTTCCATTTCTTCTTGCTTCTTTTTATTGGCAAAAAATCTATTAGCTCTATTATGACCTATTATATCATTCCAATTATGTAATTTCTTCTTTATCGTGAATTTCAAGCCTTTTCCTCTTTTCTAATTTTTCTTTTTTTAAACGGTAAAATCTTGCTAATTCAAATTGACCTTCTTCCCAACCATTCAAATATTCCCATATTAAATCTTTTATGTTATCTTCCATAAAAGGCAATGAATAAACATACATCTTATATATCATTTTATCATCTAATTCTTTACTTTGATATATTTCTTTTATATTTTCTCTATTAGGAAAAAAATCTAATAAACTATAAAATACCAACCTCTTATCTTTCATATTAACCCTCAAAAAAAGGAGAACATTCCTGCTCCCCTTTATATTTTAATTATACTAAATTTCTCTATAAATATCAAATATAATATCTTTTAAATCTTCTCTTTTTATTAACTTATCATAATTGTCTTTGCAAGTTTCAAATTCTTTTCTTGCTTTATTTAATAGTGCTTTATAATCTTCATCATCTTCAAGTATATCTTTTATGTTTTTAAATTTTCTGCCTTCTTTTTCATCACTTTTAATACTAAAATATATTTTTTGTTTTTTTATTGGTTCTTCTTCAATTACAACTGAAATAGAAGAAATAATATTTGTTGCTTGAATTAATCTATATTTTTCTCCTGCTTTTTCATCATCCCATTCAAAACATTTATGTAACTCACTATTTTTATTTTTTCTTGCATACGCTAAAACATTTCTATTTGTAATTTCTGATGTTTTTTCTAATTCTTCTAATTCTTCTCCAACTTTTTGGCTATCTTGTGTAAACGCATAATTTTTCCAACTATATTTTCTCATCTTTTCACTCTCCTTTATATTAAGATTACCTCACCTGAACATTCCGAAGTCAAACATATCAAAACACAACATGCCTGCCGTGTCGCAACATATCTAAACGCAACAGAACGTAACTCAACACTACGAGCCGAACCCAACCTGCCTTAACGGACCGTACCCGGCGTTACCTCAACCAACCCCACCCTACCTGCCTTATCTTAAATTGGCACGTTGACTAGGATTTGAACCTAGACCCTCGGTTTTGGAGACCAATATTCTACCCTTAAACTATCAACGTATATAGAAAAAGTATATTTCTATACAATTTCATAAAAACTAACCTGCCAGAACTGACCTGACCCAATATAACCTTACAAAAACAGAACCCAACTTACCTTACCTGCCATAGCGGAACATATCATAGCGTAACGAAACGCAACGGACCTATGATAATTTTTATAAACATTGTCTTGCCAATATATAATGAAAAACAGTAAAGATAGGAAAACATATTGGCAAGATAACACTTATAAAAGTGTTATTTTGTTTGTACTTCATAAGAACCAAAGTTTCCACCTTTTTCAGTTCTCATTTCACCTAAACCACAACTAAATCCACCTAGATTTATAAATTCTAATAACTGTTGTAATGAGTACGCATTTTCATTATATCTCATTTTAAATGTCATACTCCAATCTTTAAATTCAGGTCTAAATCTTACATCTGTACCACCATGTGCTATTCTTACATAATCTTGTCGCATTTTTAAACTATCAAATTTTATCTCTATTAATTCTTCAGGTATTAAGAATGCTCCTTGTAAACTAACTTTATCAGGTGTCATTTTATTTCTATAAGCACCACTTACAATACTTGCTTTTATTCCCTTTGCAGGAAAACCAAATCTTGCACCCTCTTTTAATGCTTTTTCAAAACTTTCTTCTGTAAATTCTTCAGGCATTGGTGTCAACCAATAGCAAGCTCTCATAAAATCTTCTATCGGATTTCTTGCAACTTTCTCTTTTGTTTTTTTCATTTGCGAGTCTAATATTTGTTGTTGACTCTTTTCACTAAAATTATTAACTATTAATGGTGATACACCTTTTATAGTTATTTCTACCTCTTTAATCTTTATAGGTTTTAATATTATCTCTGCTTTTTCTGTTTCTTTCTTTTTCATTTTCATTTCACTCCTCTTTTTTGTTATGTATTATAACATACATTGTTTACTTTGTAAACATTTTTATAAATAATTTTTACCATATCTAGCTATAAAATCATTTATTGTTTTATTATTCTTATTTAACCAAAATTCCTCTGCTACTTTTTTTAATTGTAAATCTAAATCATGTCCATTTTTACCATGAACACCATCTGAACTTTCATGATGATAATAACACAAATATACTGTTAAGCCATCTTCATCACATTTTTTTCTATTTCTTCCAAATAAAATATGATGTAAATGTAAATATTGTTTGCTACCACACACATAACACTCTTTATTTTTTTGTATTATTGATTTCATGTACTTCTTCCCAATCTTCTTTGTTTCCTATTATCCTACAATAATATTCTGTTTCATCAATTGCACACTTACCACACTTACATTCTATATAAGTTCCTTTTTTATCTCCCTCTATAATCTCTCCACAATTTTTACATATTATTTTCATTTTTATCATATATCTTTTTTATAACGTTAAAAAAGTCCTCTTCTGATATTTCATAATCTTTAGATAAATTTATTAATGCCATTGTTAAATATTCCATAACATCATATATTTCTACCTTGCTATCATCTGTTGTTTTTGCTTCTAATCTAATTTTGCATTTATTATCATCTAAATTTTTAACAAATATTTCAATTTTCATTATTCCACTCCCTTTTCAATCTATCTATTTCTTCAGGTGTTCTTGTATCAATTCCTAATTGCTTTGCTTCTTGAACTACGCCATCTATGAATATTGACATTTCTTTTGTATTATATTCACTTGTTCCTTTAAATATACGATAATGGGTAAATTCTTTATCATTTAAAATACTTGTACCTGCTTTTTGATAATATTTAAAATAACCACTTATATCAATAGAAGAAAGTACACTTACCATTTCTTGTTGCCCATAATCTTTTAACATTTGTAAATATACCTCTTCTTTTGATTTTCTTAATACATTACCTATTTCTGTTATTAATTTCCATACATAATTATTGGCATTTAAACTCCTCTTTTCTTTATATTCATTTATTTCAAATGTTTTTTCTTTATCTTGATTAAATAACCAATTAATTATTTGTTTTGCATTTCCTATCATATTAGAATGGTAAATCTTCTTCTGTAATTTCTAAATTTACTTCAGGACTTTCACCTTTTGATTTATTTGTTAATATATTAAGGCTATCTGCAACTACATAACTCCTTCTATGTGGTTTTCCTTCATCATCTTTCCAATTATCAACTCTTAATTTACCTGTTACTTCTATTTTGTCACCTTTTTTAGCATAATCATTCAAATATTCTGCTTTTTTCTCAAAACATACAAAATCTATAAAATCACTTTGATATGTGCCTGTTTCTTTATCTTTTATTCCTTTTTTTACACCTAATGTATTTTCTACTACTGCTTTATTATTGTTTGTGTATCTTAATTCTACATCTCTGCATAAATTTCCTGTGATTGCTATTACATTCATATTAAAACTCTCCAAACATTTTTTTAAACTCATTATATAAATCTTCTAATTCATCATCTTCTGTTTTGTTTTCCTCTTCATCAAAAACATCTTTCAATATACTAAATATTACCTCTCTTGGTACATTTTTGTCTTTTGACATACTTTTTAATGCTACACCTATTGCAGTTATCATTTCAATTGTAGAACCTAGTGCAACTAAACCTTTATCTGAAACACAAAATAATGCTTCTTCTGACTCATTTACTAAATCATTAATTTTTGCTCTAACTAATTCTTTATCCTCTTTAAATTTCTTTTTATTTTTTTCATCTGCTATTTTTTGTAATTTTTCTAATTTTTCCATTAATTCTTTCATTTTTCATTCTCCTAACTTAATTCCATATTTTTCTTTTAATTCTTCTAATATTTTTGTTACGCCAACATTTTTAAAATCTGTGTTTTGAAAATTCCATACAATAAAATTATTCTTTAAATTTTTATCTATTATTTTTTTTGTATATTCTTTGTCATTTATTGGTCGTCCATAACCACCCCATCCACTTGTTAATTCATTATCTACATCACAACATTCAATCCATCTAAACATTATTCTTCTAAACATACTTGGATGTGCTATTGGGAATACACATTTTTTTATATTAAATGGTTCTCTATCTGTTTTTATTCTTATTAAACAAATATCTTTTTCATCATCATATTCACCTGAATGAGCTATATATAAATTCACTCTATAACCACTTTTTTCTAATATATCTATAACTTGTGTGTATTTCATTCCTATATTTTGTAATGTGCTTGAACTAACTCCTGAAGATACACTCATGCATAAAACAATATTTAATATTTTTTGTGATATCTTTTTTGGTTCTTGATTTATCATGTTATCAGGCAACCCTAACAAGAAATTAGGTACATTGGGTTGAAAACCCACTATGTCATTTTTTATTTGATTTTTATTTATTGTATTTCCTAACATTCTTTCTACTGTAATATCTTTTTGTTCTTGAAATTTCTTATATAAATTATCATCACCACTTAATAATAAATTATATGCTTCTTTTATATTTTTTGTACCTCTCCATGATGAATTTCCCTCTTCTTCACTTGAATTACCTGCACCTTCTCTACGAGGTGTTTTTTGTAAAAAATTATAAAATTCACTAATATTAGAAAACACATTTAAACACAATTTATTTTTTTCTTTAATCTTAATCATTGATATCACTCATTTTTTTCAACTCATTAAGCCAATCATTATTATGTTTAATTTTTTTAACTATTGTATTTATATCATCTGTCTGCATATTTTTTATTATTGTAGTTTTTAATATTGTCTTTTTATCAATTCCTATTTCTAATAATTTTGTAGAATTTATTATTGCTCTCATAGATACAATGTATCTTAAACCACTTTCATTTACTGCATTTCTTAAATCTCTTATAAATGTATATAAATCAATATCATAAGCTAATGTCTTTTCTACATCTTCATCATAATCAAAATTTAATACTACAAATCTGTCTAATGTTGCTCCATCTAAAACATTTCTACCAACATATACCATATCTGCACCTGTTCCATAAGTATTTCCTGCACATACTACTCTAAAATCTTTGTGTGCTTGTACTCTGCCTATTGGAAAATCAAAATATTTGTTTGCTATCGCACCATTTAATATTATTAATGCTTCAGGACAACTGGCGTCTATTTCATCTAAAAAGAACATTCCACCATTTACAAACGCTTTATAAAATTCTGTTTCGTGATATCTACCATTTGCGTCTATAAACCCTGTTAATTTATATTCTTGATTTATTGCGTTAGTTGTATAAAATGTTAATTTCAATGCTTCTGCAACTTGTTCTAATGTGTGGTTTTTTCCTGCTCCTGCACCACCAACTAACATTAATGGTACATTTTTTTCTACTATTTTACATATTGTTTCAAAATCTTTATGAAACAACCCTGTTACTTCTCTTTTTGTGTTTTCTTTTTCAATAATTATTTTTTTAGGTAAAACACCATAAGTTTTTTCAATAAAATCATTTAATTCATTTTCTAATTTTTTCTTTAAATCTTCTATTGCTAAATCTTTTCCTTTTTCAATAATCGCCTGTGTCATTGCCTCTTGGAAAGGACTTCTTTCTTCTATTTTTTTACCTAATTCATCAATACTTTTCATTAATTTTTTAGTTAATTCTGCATTTGTTTCTTCTTCTGTTTTTTGAATAGCACTATAAGGACAAATAAAATATTCATTATTTTTTCTTAATATTAATTTATCTTCTTCTTCTACAACTTTATACAATAATTCACATTCATTATCTTTTCTTAATTCATTTTTAAAATAATCTAAATCTACTATTGTATTTTCGCCAACATTATATATTGACTCTATTTGATTTGTTAAGAACCAAGATTTTATACTATTATTAATTTCTACTATTTTATCAACATCATATACATTAACTTTTTCCAATTCTACTTTTTCATAATCTTCTGATGAATAATACCAACAATAACCATTTGTATATTTACCACTACCACTATGTCCATCCATATACTCAAAAAATTCTAATGCACCCTCATGATAAAAAGCTCTTTTGTTTTCTCTAGCATGGACTTGTACTATATCTAAATCTTTTAATTTTTCTTTTTTCTTTCTTATTGTACTTAACATTTCATTTGTCCATATATATATTCCATTATCTTCTTCTATTCTGTATTTATTATTTGCTATAATTTCTTTTATCGTTACTTCTTTTCTTTTATATTCTGCCATTCCATCTGAAAAGTACCTTCCATCATACAATTCATTTACTTTTAAATCTCTTTTTACTCTTACTTTTTGACCCTTATAAAACATTTTTTCTCCCTCTAATAAATAATTTTTTCAATTTCTTCTTTACTTTTTCTTTCTATCTCAATTAATTTTCCTAAACCACCTTTAGGCAACCATATACAATATAATTTATCAAATTTTTCGCCTATTGCTAATTCATACATACTTAATTGCCACGATAAATATTCTTTATCCAATTCTGCAGTTGTTTTTATATCAATTAAACAATTTAACTGATTAACTTCTGCTATCATGTCATATTTACCTGCATATATTCCCTCATAACATACAATCTGTTCTTGTGATATTACTTTTATATTATTTTTTTTCTTTATGTCTTTATATTGATTAATAGACTCTTTTATATACACACTGTTCTCATTATATTCTTCATTATTTTCAATTTTTTCAATTATAGAATGTACTTGACTACCATATTTTGCTTTTTTACTTAATATATATTCAGGTACATTCTTATATTTGTTTTGGAATAATTTTTCTTGTAATATCTGTGTTACGCTAGGAATAATAACACCATTATATAAATATGTATGTATTTCTTCTATGTATTCAATCATACCTCAATAGACAATGCTACACTCTCTTTTACATCACTTGTCTTTGAATATTCTTCTGCAATATCAGGTAGTTCTTCTTTTAATCTTTTGCTATCTATTGTTTTTCTTGTACTTGCAGACTTATATATTGCCTTAATACTACCATCAGGTGTTTCCCAATTTGTTATATTATATTTTTTCATTGCTTCTAACAATTCTTCTCTTAATTTTTTTTCTTGTATTTCGACTCTGACTTTTAATGACTCAAAATTTTTAATATCTGTTATTACATTTTCTAATATTTCTATTTCATTTTTTTCATTAACTTTTATTAGTTCCATTAGTTATTCTCCTTATTTTTAGAAATAATTTCACTTGCTTCTTGTACTGTTAATTCATCAATTTTCTTTTTATTCATTGTTGCTAAAATATTTTTTAATTCTAATTTCTTATCTTTAAAAATATCTTTTATTAATTCTAATTGTTTTTCAGTTGCAGGTATAATCTTTGTTTCTTTTGTTTTTTCTTCATCTGCGTTATCTTTAAATTCTTCTGCTTCACTATCTGAATAAACGCCACTATATGCAAGTTTACTATTTTTTAAAATAACTCTATCCATACATCTTTTTAATGCCATTGCATACGGATAATCATTGGTACAATTTTTAGAACTAACTTCACCAATTTCAAATATTTTTTGCTTATCATCCATCATTCTTGAACTATCATATACAAATATTAAACTATCATTGTAGGTAGAACACTCTTGTTCATCATTACAATAATATCTTATACATCTTGGCTCGAATTTTAATTCTTCAGGTAATGTATCATTGATTTTTAAACAACCATTGTGACTAATTATTAGTCCTGTATATGCCATTTTCCCACTCTGTGTTCTATTCATTAAAATCCAAAAATCGCTTTCATCTAAAACATCTTTGTATTCTTCTGACTCTAGCATTTTGATAACTGCCTTTTTTGCAGTTTCATATTTTGGACTTTTCCATACAGGCAACTCTTTGCCATCTTTTTTGCTATACTCTGATTGTTTTTCACCAAAATTATAAACTTTCATCATTTGACCTCCTTTACTTAAATTTATAATTTTATTATAACATCTTTTTAATTATTGTAAACTATTTTTTATTAATTTTAACATTTCAATGCACATTTTTATTAAATCAACTTTTTTTATTGTGACTATTTCAATGTTATTTTCTTTTTTATCTTTAAAATCTTGCTTTATTAAAATCTTTGTTAATTCATTTATTGCTACATCTAACATTTTGTTTCCTCATATTAATTCCAAAATTTTTCACTTTTAGGCTCATACTTTTTTAATAATTTATCTAATATTTCTTGTTTACAATTTTCTAAATCTTCTCTTGTAAATGCCTCGCCTTTTTCTTTTGCTACACTTTCTAAATATTCAATATCTAAACATCTGCCATAATGTTTATCATAATCTTCAATAGTTATCCATCTGTGGCACAAATTACATTCAACTATATATTTTGATTTCTTTCTTTTTTCTTTTTCTTTTATTGTTAGTATTCCTTTTGTAAATGTATGTGGCTTAGGTGGAAAATCAGGATTTTCTTTTAAATATGTTTTTAAATGCTCTTCACAATCTTCATATTCATAATCTTTTAATTGTTCTACCCATGCTTCTGTTACAAATTCATCTATAAAAAATTGTGAATTATAATAACCTTTTATTTTATTTAATAGCTTACTTACTTCACTCTTCTTCATTTGCTAATTCCTCCAATATTCTTTTTTCTCTTTCATATCTTGTTTCTTTTTGATTATTATTTTTATTATTACGTTCCCATGTTCTAACACATGCTTTCCAATCTTTTATAGGTTTTCCTTTTCCTTGTACCCAACCATTTGCTTCATAAAAATCAAAAAACACCTCTGCATTAATTCCATTGTTCCTATCATTACAATATTTTTTTATTTCTTCTATGGTTGGTTTTATAAATTTCTTTTTAGATATTAATTTATTAATATCTTTTTCTTTATTAATTATATTATTATCTATATTAATATCTTTAAAATTTTTAAAGTCTGCCTTTAAATTTTTTAAAGTCTGCCTTTCAATTTTTAAAAGTCTGCTTTTCACATATCTCTTTCTACCATCAAACTTAATTAACTCTAAATATTCTAATTTTATTAATTTGTTTATTGAGGTAGACACAGTTGTTTCTGTACATTGGCAAAACTCTGCTAAATATTTATTACTTGCATAACACCCTTCTTCTGTACAATCTAAACTATCAATTTCTAATAATATAATCTTATCTATTGTATTCAACCGTTTGTCTAACCATACCTCTTTTGGTATCCATATCCCCTTAAAATCTCTGATTAATTCATCGGTCATACACTCTCCTATTTAACAATTTCAAAATAATCTTCAATTTCTGCATTTTTATCAATAGCTTTTGTTATTGTATATGCAACTACTTTAGGGCATTTCCTTTTGCCATTAAAAATTAATGAAACATACGCTTTAGATATACCTACTGTATCAACAAAATATTGATTTTTATAAGTTTTCTTTACTTTTTCTATTTCATCTTTTTTTATTATGTATTTCATTTTATACCTCCTCTACACAATTATTATTATAAACTTTTAATTAATACTTGTAAATTATTTTTATAAAATAAAAAAGATATTATTTTATATCTTTTAATTCTTTACAAGCTTCAAATACATCTAATTTTAATTCTTTTAATGTATATTTGTGACCTTTGAACTCCATTAATTCGCCATCAACTTTTCCAAACAATTGATAATCAAACGCATGTGCATAGTCCCAACCAATATACCAATTCAAACCTGTTTCATCTACACCTAATATATGGTCTGCACTATATGTTAAACCACCATGTACATCTAAATCTATATATCTATAATGTTTTTTATATAGTTTATGTTCTTTAGGTATTTTTATATAACTGCATGGATAACTACCAAAAGTTATTATATAATACTCAAATCCAAAACATTCTCCTTTGTCTAAAACAATCCTTTTCATGTTTTTTGTTCCAAATTCATTTTCAAAATATATTTTATCTTCCATTTTATTTCACATCTGATTTACTGTTTTTAAGCTCATTTTAGCAACTTTTGTGTGCTTGACAATAATTTATACTACTTTTATATTTTTGCCTGTCTATGACACTTTAAAATAATTTTTAAACACATATTTAATCTTTTCTTATAATCGATATCAAACACATAATAAAAATTCCAAAATAAAAGCCTAATAAAAATTCAATCATTTTTTCTCCTTTACTTTGTTTTTCTTTATTACTATTTCATCATTCAAATTATTTAAACTATGATTTATTAACCAATAAAATTCAAACTTACTATTTTTACTATACATAAAATAATTTGTAATATATTCATCTTGTATTAATTCTCCATAATCTCCGTTGTAATATATCTCTTTTGGTAATTCTTCACCCTTACTGATTCTTGTTATTATGTCTATTACCTTCATTCCCTTTTACCTTTACTTTCTTTAATTTTACTTCATTTGTTTTATTACCGTAAGTTTTCAATATTCCCTCTATTTCTTCTAATTGTTTTATTGAAAACTTTTTATAATCTAATTCATCTATTACTTTTATAATAAGTTCATATTCTTCTTTATCTTGCATTTTACCTCCTTTTTTGGCAATTCATATTCTTCTTCTGTATCTACAAATATAACTCTATTATTTCTCAAATTTACAAGTTGCAGTCTTAATAATTCATTTTCTTTTATTACTTCTTTTAATCTTTCTTCTAAATGATTAGCTCTTGCTAATTGATATTCATAATCTTGTCTTAAATTGTTAATCATTATTTTTTTCCTCAAAATCTCTTACTTTAATTTTTACTATTAATCTATTACCACATCTATCTTTTAATTCTAATTTGGGTCTTGCAACCAATCCTTCCATATTTGCAGTACCTATTGTTGACTTTGGTTTTGTTTTAACAAAATCTACACCATCTTGTAACTTGCCTGTCATTATTATTGGAACAACATCAATATTAAAATAACTAGCTATTGCTTTTACTGTTTCCCTAGATTGATAATTTTCATTTATACAAACATCAAATAAAATAAAATCATTATCTTGTCTATAATCTCCTCCTGTTTGTATTTTTGCACCATAGCCTTCTCCTATTAACATTACTTCATTTTGACCAAAATGTTGTTCGAATATTTCTTCATTTACTTCTCCACCAAAAATTTCTAATAATCTATTCATTAATTGGCTAGGTATTTGTGCTTTGTTAGTTCTTCCAAAATATTGAACTTTATGTCCATCCCAATAAATTCTTATGTTTGTTCCATCTATTTTTTCAGTAAATTCCCAATCAATATCTTTTAAAAATTCTACTGTTTCATTTCTGTATTTTCCTTCAACTATTTTTTTTGTTTTATCATCTCTTAAAAACAAAGTTTCTATTTTTTCATATTCTTTTAACATCATTTTCTCTCCTTCAATTTCTTATATTCTTCTTTTAACTTATACAAATATTTATATGTCCTAAAATACATACTCTTTTCATCATACATTAATTGTTCTTTTTCTATATCTAACATCATTGGTGTATTATCTTTTAAAAACTCTACTATTCTTTCATATTCTGTTTCTGTCATTTATTCTCCTTCTCTAATATTTCTAAAACTGGTTTTAGCATTTTCCCTTTTAACATAATATCATTGTCTAACTCTACTAATGGTTCTATATATTCTCTAACTTCTTTTTTTATTCTAAGTAATTCATAGTGTTCATAATAAAATTGATTTAATATATTTTCTGTTGAACTATCTTTCCATACTTTTTTAAAATCTTCTTTACTTACCATTTTATTCTCCCTTATCTAATATTCCTAAAATGTCATCATATAAAGTTCTTTCTAATCTTCCTTTTGCTTTTCCTAAACAATATTCTCTAACTTCTTTTATTATGTTTTCTTTTTGGTGTAATGCTTTATCATATTCTTTTTTTAAATCATCTATATACTTGTCTTGCCCCATAAGTTCTTTTTTTATATCTTCTAATTGCAAATAAAATGTATGGGCATATCCTTTTAACCATTGAATATCTGCATAAGAAAATTCGCTAGTTCCTTTGTTCATTAAATCTTCAAATTCTATTTCATTACTATTTTCACTCATTACTTATCCTCTCCTAAATTTCTTTTAACAGTAACTAATAATTTATATTTATTATATGGTCTTTTATTTTGCATTGTTTTATAACATTGACTACTTAATTCTATTTCATAATTATCAATATTTTCTAAATTATTCAATTCATCGCATATAACTTCTAACATATCATTTACCGTTTCTATTTGTGCAGTAATTTGTTTTTCTTTTTCATTCATTACTACCATCTCCTTTTAATTCTCTTAATTGCCTTAATAAAATATTTAATTCTTGAATTGCATTTGATTGCCCTCTTACTTGATATAAAACATTTATCTTTCCTACTATACTATCTTCTATTTCATTTATGATATTATTTAGCCTTTCTATTTCTTGTTGTTTTTCTTTTAAATATCTTACCAATATTTTTGCTTTTCTATTATTTAAAATATAATCAGTTTTATCTAATATTTCAACATTTGCCAACCAATATTCAATTTCATCATATTCACTTATTGTTAATTCTTTATCAATTTTTTCAATAAATTTTTTTTCTTGTTCTTTTTCCTTTTTACCACATAATTCTTTTTTTGCATTTTGGCATATTTGTTCAAATCTTTCTAACATTTTTTTATATTCATCATTCACTCTTTATCACTTCCTACCATTTAATTTTATCTTTTAAATAATCATCATCAAATTCTCTACCTTTTGTTATTTGTGTAAAAATATCTACCAAATCTCTCAATAATTGATAACAATGTATTTCTTGATAACTTTCTAATTCTCCATATTTATCATATATACATTCTCTATATAATTTACTAATTTCTTCAAATGTTAAATCTTTTTGTATATTTTCTTTGTATTCATATATTTTATCTATATTCACTCTTTATCAACTCCTTTTAGTTCGTGTAATTTATCTAAAATTTCTCTATCTTCATCATAACAACCCATAAGCCACACATTATATTCACTTCTACCTTTAGATATTTCATTTTGTAAATGTTTTTCTATTTCATTTATGATATTATTTAGTCTATTTATCTCGGCTTGTTTATTACAAAATTCACTATGAAATTCTATTATACAATTATTTAAGCCTATTATTTCTTTATTTAATCTTTCTATTTTTTTATCTTTATTTAATAAAAATTCTTTTGTTTGTTCCCAATTTTCAATAAACTTATCAAAAGATACACACATATATTTTTCAAAATATTCATCTACTTTGGCTTTTAACTTTTTTTCATCTTTGCTCATTATTTTTACTCTCTTCTTTTTCTTGCATTTTCTTAACTTTATTTAACTGTCTTATATATTTTCCTTTTGCTAATATCATTTTTTCTTTATCATCCGAATAATATAACTTTGTTATTTTATATTCAAATTCTAAATCTGCTAATTTTTCTAATTCTTTATCCATATTTTCACCTACCAACTAGAACGATATTCAAAATCAGAATAAAATCCTAATTTATTCATTTCCTTTTCCTCTTTTATTATATTTTCTAATTTTTCTATTGTAAAATCAATATCTTGCATATACCATTCATCATAATCTGTACTACCAAAGAAAAATCCACTACTTGTTGGTAAAATTTTCTCAATTTCTTCTCTATTTTCTATATATTCTCCATCTTTTATTATTGGCACCCATTGTCCATCTTTTAATTCTTTACCACATTCAACTTTTCCTTTTTTCATTTTTGCTATTTTTTTTACTTCTTTACATACATTTAATAATTTTTCTAAATCTGCTAAATTTACATAAGCATTTCTACAATCATCTACACCATCTTGTACATTATCCACAAACCACTTATGAATTGCATTCGCTTTTCTCCAATAACATACACTTTCTTCAATATAAGATATTTTATTAAAATCTATTGGTAATTTTTTACCATTAATTTTAATTTCTACTTTTCCTGTTACCCCTCTATGTTCATATTCTGCTCCTACATATTTTTTTCTGTTTAAATACATATCTAAACCCATATTTTTTCACTCCTTTACTTAATTACAAATAAATTATAACATTTATTGTTTAAATAGTAAACATTTATTTTTTTTATTAAACAAAAAAAGACGCCAAAAAGCGTCATCAGAGTGAAATTAGCATTACTATGCTTAGCAACCTTTTGTTTTAATGAAAATGAAAGGGGTCAAATATCAAATATACACTACAACATGATTGCTAATTAAAATATACCACAATTATTTTTACGTGTCAATTTTAAACCTCATATAAGAATGTTGAATAAATCCAAACCTCATGTCCATTTAAAATTAATTTTGCACTATTTGTTTTTATATCAATGTCTTTTACCTCATATACATTTTTATTAAGTACAAAACTAGCTCCACCTTTTACAATTTGGTCTTGTCCTGCACTTGAACCATATTGGTCTACCTCTGTAAAATCATCTAATGGTATCCAATGACAATCCTTAGCCTGTTCATTATAATAACTATTAAATGATACACCTGTCAATTTTGTATTTCCAAATAAATTAGTTCCATTTTTTATAATATCTACTTTAAACACACCATCAAATTTTACTTTTGAACCTTTATGTAAAACTTGGTCTACTACTTCTTTTCCACTTACTTCTTTTACTGGCACTTGTCCTGTTGTTTTCCAATTTCCACCCATTCCATAAATAATATTAGTATTATCTACAAAATAACAATCATCTAAATCATACTCGTGATTAAATTTAAATATTCCATAATTATTTCTATACCAACTTGTATCATTACTTTGACTTACTTGTATGTGGCAATGTACACCTGTCGCATTTCCTTTATTGCCCATGTTTCCTAATTGTTCTCCTTGTCTTA